CGAAGATCGGCGAACGATTTAGCACCCCGTTTAGCACTTAGCCCGATTCGGGACTATTCTCAGAGGTGGCGGGATCGGCGGGAATCGAACCCACATCTTGAAAAAACCCCTACGGTGGGATTTCGCTTCATAGGCAAAAGACTCCAAAGAACATCCTTGAACCTAGAAAGCGTTTACCAGTACGTTTACCAGTGCCATGGCGAGCCTTCACCGCAAAGCCGACACGATCTACTGGTGGACCAACTTCCTCGGGCCGGACGGGAAGAGACATTTCCGCTCCACCAAGTGCACCAACAAGGGCGACGCCCTCCGCGTGGCGCTCGCGTGGGAAGAGGCGTCCGACGCGAAGGTGACGGAGGCGCAGTGTCGGCGCGTGCTGTCCGACCTCCACGAGCGCGTGCACGGCAAGGCGCTCCCTGGCGCCAACGTGGAGGAGTTCGCCAAGCAATGGCTGGCGCGCAAGACCGGCGAGGTGGAGCCGAGCACCCTCACCGCCTACAAGGACGTGACCGGCCGTTTCCTTGGGTTCCTGGGCCCAAGGAAGACCGACGACATGCTCGCCATCACCGTGGCCGACATCGCGGGCTTCCGTGACGTGGAGGCCGCCCGCGTGAGTCCCTCGCGCGCCAACCAGCAGCTCAAGAACCTCCGCGTGTTCTTTCAGTCGGCATGGCGTGACGGGCTCATTGCCGAGAACCCCGCGGCGAAGGTCGAACTACTCAAGGCGGACCATCACGAGCGTCAGGACTTCACGCTCGAGCAGCTCAAGAAGATCATGGCGGTCGCAAAGGGTGAATGGCGCGGGATGATCCTCGCCGGCATCTATACCGGGCAGCGGCTCGGCGACATCGCCCGGATGACATGGGCGCAGGTCGACCTCGAAAACGACGAGATCGCCTTCACGACCGGGAAGACCGGCCGGCGCGTCTTGCTCCCGATCGCCGCGCCGTTGCGCGAATGGATCGAGGAGGCGGAGGCGAGCGACGATCCGACAGCGCCGTTGTTCCCGAAGATCGCCAAGGTGAAGAAGACGAGCGCGCTCTCGAACCAGTTCGGGAAGATCCTCGCCGACGCGGGTCTCGCGGAGAAGAAGAGCCACGACAAGGCCGAGGACGGGCAGGGCAGGGCGGCGAAGCGGAATCGGCTCGGGCTCTCGTTCCACTCGCTGCGCCACACCGCAACGTCGATGCTCAAGAACGCAGGCGTTCCCGAGGCCGTCGTGCGCGACATCATCGGCCACGAGTCGGCGATTGTATCCCGACGCTACACACACATTGACGCGAAGGCCAAGAAGAAGGCGCTCGGGGCGATGCCTGGGATGAAATAGCCATGGCACGCATCAAAGGAAAGGCGAAGGGCGAGACGGACTATATCGACGGAGGCGTGCACCCCGAGGTGAAGCACGTGCTGACCCTTTTCCGCTCGATTGAGCTGTGGGAGCAACGAAGGGCGAGTGCGCAACAGAAGAGGGCCGACTTTGACGCGGCAGGGTGCGCGGTGCTGTTTGATGATCCGATTCAGCGGCTAGAGAGGGAAATCGGCCACGTGCTTTGTGGCGTGATACGCGAGAGCGACACGGCAATGCTAGGGTCGCTTGCCAGAAGACTTGAGGCGTCTTGCCCGCGCTGCCCGGTCGACGTGCTCGACTCTGCGATTGCTACCGCATGGGGCGTCGTCAAGTTTCGGTACACGAAGGCGCATCCGTCGGACATCCTTGCGGACGGCGCGCGAGTTTCCGCTCGCGAGCTCACCGCCTTGGTTCGGGAAATTCTGCCCGGGCAGCGTTTTGGTGATGGCAATACCGGGGAGAAGATCATTCGAGAGCACGCGAAGGCGCTCGGAGTGAGATTCCTTTCGGCGGGCCGGCCGCGGAAAACTCCCTGATTCTTTCGCGATGGCGGGGATATTTCTAGCGCGAACGCCATGATACTTTGGTGACCACAGAAAGGTCACCAATGGCAAAACAACTCATCGAAATCGAAACCGCGGGGCCGCGCTACCTGCGCGTCCCTTCCCCGACCGAGTCCGACCCGATCTTCGGACTCAAGCGCGGCTGGTACTACCAGGCCGAAACCAAGGGACTGCTGAAATTCCGCCGCGTGAACATGCCCGGCCGCACTCGCGGTGTCGTGCTCGTTCGCGTGGCTGACGTTGAAGCTCTCATCGAAGGCGGGGTGGCCGCGTGAAGCACCGTGCACGCCGCCTGAATGGCATCTCTGCCTCCACGCGCCGGTTGGTGGAACGCATCGTCGCAGGCCTGGACCGGCCTCGCCGCCAGCGCGTCGACCCGATGCTTCTGAGGGGAGGGGAGAGCAATGGGCGCCGATGATTGCCTGCACGACCTCCACGAGGAAGCGCAGATGGAGCTGGCCGTGCCACTCGTTGGCGCTCGGCCGATGACCGCGGGCGAGCTGCTTGAGGAGCAGAAGCGCATCCGTGAGCGTCGCGAGCGTGACCGGACCCGGCTCCTTGGGGAATTGGAAGGTGGTGGAGATTGAAGGCCCGCACGCCCCAAGACGGGCCGTTCTGTTGGCAAGCCAAGCCAGCGCTCCGCATCGTCTCTGACGCTTGCGAGGGCCGCACCGACCTTGCCCACGTCCTGGCCGTCTACGTCGCGATGACGTGGCTCGCCAGCGACGCTCAGGCCGAACAGTTCACGGCGAGCAAGGCTCAGATCGCACAGCGCGCCGGAGTCAGCTACCGCAAGGTTGCGGACGTGCTCTCGTTGCTCGTTCGCCTTGGGCTTGTCGAGGCGGTCGAGAACATGGTCGCCGGAACGAAAGAACGCGGGCCCAACACGTACACCCTCGGCACCGTATGCACTACCCCCGGCACTGAGTGCCTAAGGTTAGGCACGGCTGCAAAAACGGATCCGTGCCGAGACTCAGAGAAGAATGTATCTGAAGAATCTAGAGAAGAATCATCAGAAGAAGATGGGCGGAGCCGCGCACGGCGCGCACCCGCCCCAACCGACGAAGAGTGGATCGACTCTCTCAAGTCGAACCCCGGCTACTCCGGCATCGATGTCGATCGCGAGTTCGCCAAGTGCGCGGCGTGGTGCCAGACCAACCGCAGGCAGAACACTCGGCGCCGCTTCATCAATTGGCTGAACCGAGCCGAACGTCCGATCAATGCAGCCGGTCGCGCCGCCAATGGTGGCTTTGCGGGCGAGATCGCCAGCGTCCGGCCCAAGGGCTGGGGCCCCGAGTACGTCCCCCCTGCTCCAGCGGCGTCCCTTGGCGCGCTGCAGATGCGCAGGCAGGAGATCGTCGGGGAGTCGAACGACATCTACCGGCCGGGTGGTTGCGCGTTCATGGTCGAACCTACAGATCCTGCGAAGCGAGCGCGCGCGGAAGAACTGAAGACTCAACTCGACGCGATCAAGAAGCGCATCGAGACCGCGGCATGAGCACCACCAACCAGAGCGGTCAGCGTTTGTTGGCCGATGCCCGATGCGCCACACGGTGCCCGCGCTGCCTCTGCCCGACCTGTTGCCGTCGTGGACGTGCGATCCCGCTCAAGGGCAACGCCTGCCCCATCTGCGGAGAGCAGGCGTCCGCCCATCTGCCTTCCTCTGGCCGCACCGCCCCGGGCCAAGGGGGAGGGGGGGCTTAATCTCTGTGACCTTCGCGCTCCACACCGATTCGCACCCCTTCACGCACAATCTGCGCTCCCCGGTTCGTTTCAAAATTCTGTCCAACCATGAAAACCGACAATCCGCCACGTCCGCCAACCCATTTGAGCCCATCCGCCCGCCGATTCTGGTCGGGCATCGTCCGCGACTTCGCGCTTGATTCACACCATCTGCGGACCCTCGAGGCCGCGTGCCAAGCGTGGGACCGCTACCAGCAGGCCCGCGAGATCCTGAGCAAATCTGGCCTGACGTTCACCGATCGGCTTGGAAACGTCCGGGCACGGCCGGAGTGCAAGGTCGAGACCGACTCCAGGACCTCCTACTTGCGCGCGATGCGCGAGCTCGGCCTTGACCACGTCGGCGCCCCCGAGGCTCCGCGGCCCAACGCGCTGACCTGACGCCATGCCGCGACGCATTGTCAGCATCCGGCGCCGGGCTGAGAAGAGCGGCCTGCGCAGCGAGCACGTCGAGTACCTGTTCAACGGGTGCAACGTCTCTGCGATGATTGGGGGCTTCGCCGAGCCAACCACAGATGAACTCCGTTCGCTCTGGAAGCGGCATCGGGCGCGGTTGCTCAGGTGGTGGTTTGATGGCGTCCCTGCCGACGCATTCCAGAAGGTTCACATTTCGTTCCAGCTCTTGAAGCCGGCCCCGGCTGGCACCCGGCCGTGGGCGTGGTGGAAATTCGAAGCGCCGGCCGATCCGCGCCGGCTCCGCTTCGTGTTCGACCCCGTGCGCCGCGCCGCCACCGCCGAAGACCTCAAGCGCGCATGGCGTGATGGGGAAGGGGAGTTCGGGCTGCCCGCAGGAGCCGGCGACGGGCTGTGGCCCTACCAATTCGAACTGGAGGCTGAATACCTCGCCCGCCACGGCCTGCTCCCGAAGGCGGAGCGCAAGGCCATCATCGCGGCAGAGGAACTTGCGGAGGAGGACCCCGATGGGAACACCTGAGCACGATGAGATCCTGATGACGTACGGCGAATGCGCACTGGCGGCAGGTTGCGGAGAGAAATCGATTCAGCGCCTGGCAGCCTCCGGTCGCCTGCGGGTCGTGCGCATCAATGCCCGGGTCGTCCGGGTAGCGCGGTCCGAGTGGCTGCGTTTTTGCCGAGGCGACGAGGATTTGTCCGCAACTGGCCCTAAGTAGCGCCCCCAGTCCGCTTGTATTCGTTGGCGTGGGATTCTCCGCCGCCACACTTGGGGCAGAGAGACAACCCCAAACACCAAACACGCCAATGGCCAATCCAACGAAAGAACTTGAGACGCTCGACGCCGAGCTCGCGACGCTTTCCGAGCGCGAGGAGATCGACGCGAGGCTGTTCGCTGCAATCGGAGCGCAAGGGGGAGCCGATGAAGCCCTCGCCCGCGCCCGCACTGAACTCGACGCAGCGGAGAGCGCGTTGCGCTTCCATGAACGCTGTGTGCGCGAGGTTCCCGACCTCATCGCCACGGTGCGGTTTTCCCCGCAGCGGATGCTTTTGCTCGCCGGCGGCGACCTCGGGACCGAAGGCGAGGAGCGACTGATTGGGTTCTCCGAGACCATCGCTGACCTCCGTCACTTCCTGGACACGGCCGACGCCAAGGCCGCCGTCTTGCGGCAGCGAATCGCGACCGCCCGGAAGCCGATCGGCGGGCTCGACGCCGCGGCGAAGGACGCAGGCCGAGAAGTCATCCGTCTTCGCGGTATCCTCGACGAGCTCGTGACCACCGCTGAACGGAAGCTCGAGCGCCAACTCCTCAAATCCTGACCTCCCATGAGAAACAACGACTCGCTCTCCTTCATCGCCCGTCGGGCACGAGGAATCGTATCCGCGGCCAAGTCATCGCTACTCGAGCGCCGGAAGGCCATCGAGGCTGACGCTGCCCAACGCCGCGGCCGGCTGCTTGAGGCGGACCGGATGTTGCTGCAGCTGCCCAAGCAGGCCGAACAGATCCGCGCGGTTCGCGAGCCGCTTGTCAGCACTCCGATCGGCACGCTTCTCGACCGCAACTCCGTGCTGGACGACGGCGCGACCAAAACCCTCGGGCACGGTCGCCGGACCATCGAAGCCTTGGACGAGCTGCTGGCGGATGTGCCCGCGGCTCTCGAGTTCTGGAAAGCGCGCCGCAAGGAGCTCGCGTGAATCCGGGCCCCTACAATTCCAGCGAACGCCAGAGCGTAACCAATTTTCGCGACTCTTCTTGGTCATAGTCGGACGCACGCCCCGGGTTTTTGGGTTCTCCCGGGGTGTGCTGCTCCGACCGCCAATTCTTCTTCACCGCACCGAAACACCAAACGAATCGAGAAATACCAATGACACCGAAAGAGCTATTTCAACGAAAGGGCGAGATCGTCGCCCAGATGCAGGGGCTCCTGTCCAAGGCGCAGGCCGCCGGACGCGACCTCACCTCCGATGAGTCGACGTCGTATGACGCGATGGAGGCCCAGCTCAACACCATCACGAAGACCATCGCTCGCGAACAATCGCTCGCCACCGCCGAGGCCTCTGTCGCCGGTTTTCGTGACAGTCGCTACCGCCCCGGCGTCAACGCCGGCCGCGACGACAGCGAGTTCCGGGCCTCCGCCGACTACCGCGACGCGTTCATCAACGGATTCTGCCGGCATGGCCGCGCCGCGCTCACTCCCGAGCACACGAACGCCCTCCAGGAGGGGACGGACTCCGAAGGCGGCTACCTCGTCCCCCAAGAGTTCGAGCGCGCCGTGTACGCGTCCCTCGGGTTGCTCGATCCGATCCGCGCTGCCGCGACCGTCATCCAGACCGCGAGCGAACGGAACATCCCGATCGAGACCGGCGTTGGCTCCTTCTCCTACATCAACGAGGAGGGCGAGTACGGCGAAGACGATCCGGCGTTTGGGCACGAAGTTCTCAAGGCATGGAAGTTCGGCGGCATCATCAAGGTTGCCGAAGAGCTCTTGCAGGACGCCGGGTTCAGCCTGGAGTCATACCTCCAAGGGCTGGGGGCCAACCGGCAGGCAATGCTTGAGGGCGTCTCGTTCTCCGTCGGCAACGGGACCTCTCAGCCTCTCGGACTCTTCACCGCCGCGGCCGTCGCTGGCGTCAACCTCGGCGTCATCACTGGCGCCGTCTCCGCAACCCCGGCCATCACCGGCGACAACCTGATCGACACGTTCTACGAACTGCCCAACTCCTACCGGAAACAGGCATCGTGGTTGATCGGCGACACGATGATTTCGAAGATCCGCCGCATCACCACGACGGACGGCCAGTTCCTCTGGCAGCCGGGCCTTGCGGCCGGTCAACCGGACCAGATCTTGGGCCGCCCGCTCCTGACCGCAGAAGGTGGCCCGCAGCCTGCCGCCGGCGCCAAGACCATCGTCTTCGGCGACCTCAAGACGTACGTGATCGTCGACCGTCTCGGTCTGACGATGCAGCGCCTGAACGAGCTGTACGCCAAGAACGGTCAGATCGGCTTCAAGTTCACCGGCCGCCACGACGCGCGCCTGACGGACCCGAAGGCCATCGTGCAGTTCAAGCACGGCGCCGCCTCGTAAGCGGACTTCTCAGTTTGCTGCCCGGCGGATCATTACCAGGTCCGTCGGGCTTTGTCCGAAACGCCAAAACCGCAGCACACCGAAACACCATCATGGCACTACTCGATTTTCTCCGACCCGATTACCCAAAGCTGTCTACGGACTCGACCGGAGTCCGCAGGACCTACGTCTTCCGCGGGCTGAAGACAGCCATCGATCCATTCAGAGTCTCCCACGGGATGGCGTTTGCAGGGAACCCGGTCGACAGAACCGGTGAAGAGCCAATCGCCACATCCGGGTGGATCGACTACACGGTCGAGACCTTCTACACATTTCCGCAGGCTACCGAGCAGGTCGACGATGATCAGTATCCGTTCTACGAAATCGACCAGGTGCAGATCGAGAAGAGCCTCCGGCAACACCCGGCGTTCGCGTCGTTCTCGAATGCGGACTGGCTGGCCGTGAACGCGTGGGAAGATGAGGTCGACCATTCGCTCAAGCAGGCGTACCAGTACTACATCCGCAACAAGGATGGCGAGCCGGTCGGGGCCCCGCTCACTTTGACTGGTTCGGCGACCTCCGGTCAGGTCGCGTACGCGCGTCTTCGCCGTCTTGGTGCCGACTCGTTTCTCGACTTCGCCCCGGTCGTCCGGCGCACAACGAAGTACCGCGGCAACGCGGCCCCAATCAGCGCCGACGCCGGGCAGAAGACGACCGCGCCCGCGTACGCTCCGGCCGGTTACCAGTGGCTGAAGACCGCAGACCGGGTGAGCAAGCAGGGCACGCGCAGCACGGAGTGGCTCCGGCAAGAGGAGTGGACTGGCGCCAGAATTGTCATGATCGACAAGGACGAGGTATTCCCCTGAGCCCTGTACGTACCCGACGCCGTCGCCCTCCACTCCAAGAAGATCGCACCGCTACAACACCACCATGGCCAGCAACATCACCATCGCCCGGCTCAACACGCTCGTCACGGCGAACGCCGTACAGTTCACCAAGGAGATGGACCGGGCCGCGGCCGTGGCCAAGACGCGAGGGGCCGGAATCCACAAGGCGCTGAGCTCGGTCGGGAATATCGCCGGCACGCTCGGGGTAGGTCTCTCCGTGGGGGGCGTCATGGCTTTCGGAAAGTCCGTGATGGACCTTGGCGGGCAAATTTCCGACCTCGCTGCTGTCGCCAACATGGGGACGCAGCCCTTCCAGGTAATCTCAGCGCTCGCAATGGATGCTGGCCTCAAGATGGACGACGTGGCGCGCGCGTCGGAGACCATGCGGCAGCGACTTCAGGATGCCGCCACCAACGGCACCGATCCGCTCAACAAGGGGCTCGCGGAACTCAACCTCACAGCGGCTGGCCTTCAGGGACTCAAGCCTGAGGAGCAGTGGCAGACCATCGGGCAGAGGCTTGCGGCGGCCACCGATCGGCAAGCGGCGATGAATACGATCTCCGACCTCTTCGGCTCGAAGATCGGCCCGAAGCTGCGGACAACCCTCGAGGAGCTGGCGAAGGGGTATGGGAACGCGGCAGAGCAGACCAAGGGTCTCACGATTTCTGACGATCAACTCCGGAAGCTGGATAGAGCCGGAGATGAGTGGGAGCGCTTCTGGCTCCGAGTGAAGGTGGCCGCGGTCGACGCCAACGAGAAGATCGGGGAATCGATGTTCGGCCGGATGCAACGCGGGCTGGCCGGCCTGTTCGGGATCAATGGCCCGAATACTGAAACGGGAAAACCTGACCTGAAATCGCCATCTGCGCTTGCCGCAGCCGACCCGTCAATTGAAGCCCGCATGGCCGAAGCGTCGCGATTGGTCAAGGGCGACACGATCAATGAGCTCATCCGTGAGAAGGCCAAGAAGTCCGAGGTCGAGTCGCTGCTCGATTTGTTCTTCGACGAAGTCGACGAGAAATCCAAGGAGTTGGCAGATGGCCTAAAGCGGAAGGCAGATGAGAAGAAGGAGATGTTCGCGCGACAGAAGAGCGCCGCGGCAGACGAAATGTTCATGAGGAACAAGGCGTTCGACCCGAATACTCCGACCGACTCATACGCCCGCATCGGCCTCAGGACGGATCTCCGTGCTCCGCTTGAGCCCTCCAAGAAGGAGCAGGTCGACCTTCTCAGAAAGATCCACGAGGCGATCAAAGAGGGGAACGCTACAAAGACCCGGAGCACCGGTCCTGCAGCATGGGCGAACTGACCTAGTCGACGACCATGAGCACCGAGATCATGCCATTTCCCGACGGGGTCGATGTCCGCATCGAAATCAGGGACGGCGTCGCGTGCGTGGTTGCCGATGTTCCGTGGCTTGTCGCCCGCAACTGGACGGCCGAAGCAGGGCGACAGGGATTCCCGCTTCGGGACGCCCTCATCCAACGCCTGTTTGACCTTGGCCCTACCAGCGCCCGCGAGAGCATCGAACAGATTGCCCAGGCGCTCGCCGACGGCGCCAAACAAGCCTTACTGCGCAAGGCGTAGCGGGCGGGCCAGCGTTGCGCACCGCGGCCCGTTACCGCCCTGCCGAGGGTGACGGGAGCGGGCGCAGGACTGAGGCCCTCAAACGCGTTCGCTGGCGCTGTGATGCCTGGCGGGCATCAGAACTCCGGCCAATGGCGCACAGGGTCTGCTGCAGACGAGGGCTGTGGCTGAGAATTGTCAGGGCCGTTTCGCCCACGCCCGCTCCAGTGCGGCGACGACGTTGCGGCCCTCGGTCCAGGCGTCCGCCCACTGGCGACGGAGCCGGCGACGGTCCTGCACGTCGACGACGAACGACTTCGGGTGTTCGCGCATGAAGCGCTCGACGCTCCGGCGTGAAACGTTCAGATACTCGGCCGCGCGCTCAATCGGCATGTTGTCCGACTCGCGGAGCATGGCGGCTAGTTCGCGCAGGTCCGCTGGGTGAAGGCGGGTGGGAGACGTGGTGGAATCCATGCGCCGGCGGTGTAGCCGCTCAAGACTTGCCAGGCGAGGCCGAGTAGAACAGCGTCCCGTTTGTTGGGCTGCCGTGACAAGCCGCCTGGCAAACTCAGTTCGCCAAAGAAAATGGATCCCCAAGCAAATTTTGGGCTGCGCATTCGGCCACCGCAAGGTGGGGAGGTATATCCATGCCTCTTTGTCACCCGGGTGCGCAGCCCTTTTCGTTTGGAGAAATCGCTACATGCCCAAGAATTCCACCCCCGCCGCGGCTTCCCAGTCGCTCGTTTCGTTCTCGTTCAACCTGCCCGCCAACTTCGCGGCCCTGTTCGCGAAGGTCGTCAAAGCTGACGGACTGACGCCCCAGCAAGCCGCGGCCGTGGCCGTCACGTCTTGGCTGCGGTCCGGCTGCGATGCACACCGGCTCCCGGGATTCGATGACCGGAAGGCGCAAGCCCTCGCGGTGGCAGCGAACGCCGCCGGCGCCGATCCCGAGCACGTCAACGTGACCCTGCTTGCCGATGACCTGGATTACCTTGTCGCCGGAGAGGAAGATCGCCTGCGCAACGATACCGGGGCGCCCGAGGAGCTCGTCGGCACGGCGCTGGTGGACCACATCGCACGCATCACGCCCTGCGACGATGCGTACCAGCAGGCCCTCGTCGTCCGGACTCGCCGCCTGCTGGCCGCGAAGGAGGTGGGCCAGTGAACCGCAAAGAAGTTGCCATGCGCGAACGCGCGGTGACCGAAGAACTCGCGCTGTTCATGGTCGACTCGAAGTGGGAGCGCGACAGGCCGATCTTGTGGGCAAACACGCTTGCGGAGCTACGGCTCCAAATTCTCAAGGCCTTCGCAATGTCCCTTCTGGATGGGAAGGAAGTGTATTTCAACCCAAGGGCACACCGGCCGGGGTCAACTGACGGAATCTACATTAGCGTGACGCACCAGAATGGGCTTCTGAGGCTTCCCGAACTGGACGAGATCATGGCTCTGGACGACGGGCCCGGGGACGAGGATTGACCTCCGCCGTCCTTCCGCCAGCATCACGGGCAACATCTGCTCCCCAGCCCCCGGACCCACGCCGGGGGCTTTTTTGTACTCATCTGAGCGGTGCTCTCAAGAACTGCGCGGAAATGTGGAATAGCGGCTTAAAATCGTTCTCTGCGCAGAACGGATCAGGAACTTCTGATGTCTTGACCTAAGCCCAGTCTGGAGGATCGGGCCGAACCATTCAGGACACGGTGTGCTGTTTGAGCACCCAAATCAGAACCGTGACGCATCCGTCAATTGCCGTGGTGTGGATTCGCAAGCTCATCAAATGGCGCGAACTTCGGCGAACTATTTACCAGTACGTTTACCAGTTGGGCTGTTTTCGCCCTCGGCTCAGAGGTGGCGGGATCGGCGGGAATCGAACCCACATCTGCGGCTTCGGAGGCCACCATTCTATCCGTTGAAATACGATCCCGTTCGCAGGCGGCGAA